AAGGTGGTTTAAATTTTTTTTGCCACTCTACTTGGACGTACTTGGACGGATAGAGATAAATGGCAAGGCTTAATAAACGGGTGAAACTCTATATAGTACGGTCACTTGCTACCTATGAGACACCTAGTGAAACAGCAAGAGGCGTCCAAGAAGAATTTGGTATCACCGTAACCAAACAGCAATGTGAAGCATACGACCCAACAAAGAAAACAGGGCAGGACTTAAGCGAAGAATTTAAAACTGAGTTCTACAGAGTGCGCAAGGAAATGAACGACAACCTTAGCGCAATCCCAATCGCAAATATTGCCTACCGCCTCAAGCGTCTACAACGGTTCATCGATCATGAACAATTCAAAGAAAACCCAGTCATTGTGCCGAGCCTTTTAGAGCAGGCAGCTAAAGAGGTTGGTGGACTTTATACCAATCGAAAAGAAATTACAGGCAAAGACGGCGGTCCAGTCCAAACAGTTAATTCAGAAATTCCAGTTCCAATGGAAGATTACTTAAAAGCGCGGAGGGAAGTCTTAGATGAGTACTGATGCGGCTCGGGATAAAGCCATCCGGATCGAGGCGCAAGAAGATTTATATTTCTTCACAAGGTACATGTTTAAGGAGCGCCGTGGTTATAAATGGATGCAGAACTGGCACCACTTAGAAATCTGTGAAGCTTTGATGAAAGTTTATCGCGGAGAGATAAAGCGGTTAATTATTAACGTTCCACCACGATATTCTAAAACTGAAATTGCTGTAATTAATTTTATGGCTTGGTGTTTTGGAAAGAAGCCTGACTGTGAGTTTATTCATATCAGTTACTCGGCAATGCTTGCCGCAAATAACGCCTTCCAGATTCGAACCCTTGTGCAAGAAGAGGCGTATAGAAAAGTCTTTCCCGAGCTTACATTGCGTGATGATAGTAAGGCTAAAGACTTCTGGAGAACTTCTCAAGGCGGTGTCTGCTATGCGACTGGTACAGGCGGCACGATTACCGGTTTTGGTGCAGGAAAACTTCGTAAAGGCTTTGGCGGCTGCATTATTATTGATGACCCGCACAAAGCACATGAAGCTTCATCAAAAACTATTCGAGAAGGGGTAATTGATTGGTTTCAGAACACACTCGAATCGCGTACTAACTCGCCAGATACGCCGATCATTGTGATTATGCAGCGACTTCATGAAGATGATTTAGCTGGATGGTTGCTAGGTGATAGAAAAGACGGCGTTCCTGTAGCTGGTGGTAACGGTGAAGTGTGGGAGCATCTATGTCTTTCAGCTATTCAGGAAGACGGATCCGCACTGTGGCCAGCAAAACACAATATCCAAAAGTTAAGGCTAATGGAGCAAGCTGCGCCATATGTATTTGCCGGGCAGTACCGACAAATGCCATCACCGCCAGCAGGCGGTTTTTTTAAGCCCGACAATATTCAAATTGTTGATGCTTTGCCTGCAGATGTAGTGAAACAAGTAAGGGCATGGGATTTTGGCGCTACAGAAAATGAAGGCGACTTTACAGCAGGTGTGCGAGAAGCTCTAGGCGCAGATGGTTTTACTTACATTGTCGATGTAACAAGAGGACAGCTTGGACCTGACAATGTAAATAAACGCTTAAAACAAACACAAAAATAGATGGAAAAAAGTAACTGTGCGAATACCACAAGACCCCGGTCAAGCAGGGAAATCGCAAGCTAGGGCATTTACAAAACTTCTCAGGGCTACAACGTGATAGCAAAACCAATATCAGGTGACAAGATCACACGGGCACAACCATTTGCCGCCCAAGTAAACGTGGGAATGTACGAATGCTCAAAGGTGAATGGAACAAAGACTTTATTGATGAGCTTCGTCATTTTCCTAATGGCACACATGACGACCAAGTAGATGCAGCTTCAGATGCGTTTAATGAATTACATGAAGGTTTTGAAGCCTTCTTCGCTGATATGGGATTTGCACGATGAGTGATGTAACTTTTCAACATGCTGAATATGTTAAAAACTTGCCATACTGGCAAAAACTTGATGATGTTTGTGAAGGTGAAGATGCAGTTAAGGCTAAAGGTGAAAAATATTTGCCGATGCCAAATGCACATGATAAGTCACCTGCAAATAAAAGCGCTTATGAGGCTTATCTTACCCGTGCAGTCTTTTATGAAGTAACAGGGACTACATCAAATAGTTTAGTTGGTGCAGCTTTTGCAACCGATCCAAGTTTTAAATTTCCTCCGGAACTTGCTCATTTAGAACGTAATGCGAATGGAGCAGGCATTAGTGCTTATCAATTGGCTCAAAATGGAATTCGCCATTTATTGAAGCATTATCGTTGTGCTTTATATGTAGATTATCCTGATGTGCCGCCAGCTCGTAATCTAGCGGAATTTAAAGCACAAAAAGCCTATCCGATGATTCATTTATTGAATGCTGTTGATGTAATTAACTGGGATTCAATGATGGTTGGGAACCAGAAAAAACTATGTTTAGTAGTTATCCGAGAGGTAGTTTCTACCCGTGGAAGTGATGGTTTCAGTAAAGAGGATCGTGAGCAGTTCCGTGTTTTGCGTTTAGAGCCAGTTGACAATGGAGAATATGCTTATTCTGTTCAGATATATACCAAAAATGACAAGGGCGAATATGAAGGAGGGCCAAAAAAGTTTCCGACTGATCACAGTGGCAAAACTTGGTCTTATATTCCATTTACTTTTGTCGGTGCGGTAGATAATTCTGAAGAAATTAAGAAACCTCCATTACTCGCATTAGCTAATCTAAATTTAGCTCATTATCGTGACAGTGCGGACTTTCAAGAGTCCGTTTTTTATATGGGGCAACCTCAATACTTTGCGAAGGGTGTTACATGGGAATGGTTCGATGAGGCAAAAGCTCGAGGCATTTACGTTGGAGCGAAAGTACTTTTGCCTTTACCTGAAAATGGTGGTCTAGGTATTGTTCAAGCTGATCCTAATACGCTTGCCCGGGAAGCCATGAAAGACAAGTGGGAAAAAATGAAAGAAATGGGTGCTCGACTTATTGAAAAAGGTTCCGCAGCTAAAAAGACTGCTACTGAATCTAACAGTGATGATGCCGTGCAGCATTCCGTTCTTTCACTTTGTGTTGTGAATATGAATGAAGCTTTTTCTATGGCTTTACGTTGGGCTGCTAAATACGTAATAGCTAATGTTGATGCTCTTAATAAAGATGACCTGATGTTCGAAATCAGTCAAGAATTTAACAAACAGGGTTATTTAGCTGAGTTAGCTCGACAGTTATTTGAAGCAGCTCTACAAGGCCGATCTTCATTTAAATCGTGGTGGGAATACAACCAAACAGGTATGTTCCCTAAACAAAAATATGAAGAAGAACTTCAGAATGTTGAAGCAGAGCAAGATGGGACTTTAAATCAAAAGGTAGAGTGAGATGGCAACAGATATCAAAAAACTATTTGAAGCACTCACTCAGCACCAGGCCTATCTTTATCGTGCTTCATCAAAAACGGTAAATGAGTTATTGGCTTTATTCAATGATGATACGAGCAAGATGCTATCTAAGCTTCGGGATTTATTGGATGAGCTTAATGAGTCGGAGAAAGTTGCTTTAGCTGGTGGTAAATATACAACTTCAAATTTAAGGGAAATTAGGGATTTGATTGCCCAATGGTTTGCCAGTGTTAATTTAGCATTACCTGAAGCTTTTGCCGTTTCTGCTACGGCGCTGGCTGTTTATGAGGCCAATTACGTAGCTAAGCTCTATGGAGCAAAAATTAATAAGCCTGATGGGGAAAAACTATTCTTATCCGCTAAAAAAGTTCCGTTGGCAGGTGGCGCTCTTGTCGATGATCTGCTTTCAAGAATTGCTGAAAGTGCCCGTCAAAAGGTTGAGTATGCAATTCGAGATGGTATTAATTCAGGCAAAACTAACCAAGAAATTGTTCAGCGTATTCGCGGAACCAAGCGCCTTAATTATGAGGATGGGCTTTTAAGTAGCTCTAAGACGGATATTGAACGTACGGTAAGAACTGTGCGAAGTCATGTAGCTAATCAAGCCTATCTAAATAGCTTCAACCAAATTGGCTTTGAATATGTCCGATTTGTTAGTGTTTTAGATGGACGAACTTCTAAGCTTTGCGCTTCATTAGATGGTTCAGTGTGGGAAATAAATGATCCGGCAAAGCGAGTGCCGCCGTTACATCCTAACTGTCGCAGTATCTTGGTTCCGGTCGAGAAGGACGGTCAACTTGTTGGCGAACGGCCATTTGTAATGGACGAACGTAGAGTTAAAGACATCCCCAAAGAAGAGCGAAGCCAGTTAATAGGACAGTTAGATGCAAACACCACATTCAAAGAGTTCTTTAAGAAAACAGATGATTTCTTTCAAAGGGAGTGGCTAGGGCCAAAGCGCTTTAAGCTCTATAAAGATGGGAAATTTGATTTTGAAAAGTTCTTTGATCCTGAAGGCCGTTTCTATAGCTTAGATGATTTGAGAAAGTTGGATGAAAAAGCTTTTAAAAAGTTGGGTCTGTAATTTTTCTTATGTTATATTTTTTTAAACATCAGAATTTATACAATATGAAAACAATAGCTTTTGTATGTCTAACCCTAATTTCCATCACTTGTTTAGCTGAACCAAGTCAAAAATATCTTAAAGAATATGATCGATTGTCTGAAGCTTTGGAGTCAGCAATGGCAAATGCATATTCTTTTGATCCTGCAACTGGTCAAGTAAAACAGGCTGCTCAAGATTTAGAAGCTAAAAATAATTTATGTAGAGCTGCCCAGGCGAAACTAAACCTCACCACGTTTTTAAAAGACAATTTAGAGGAATCTAAAGAGCTTTATAAATCTATTGATGGTGCAGAGACTCTAGATAAAAATTATCTTAGTGGACAACAGCAGGAACAACAAACTCTCGTTTCAAATTTGAAAAAAGACCTTGTTGGAACTGGATTTAACTGTGAGTAATTATTGCCGATTACAGGTAATTCTAAACTCACTTAAGACACAATTTTCACCTATATAAGCGCCCAAATGGCGCTTTTGTCATTTATGGAGTTTGGCTTATGAGTGAATCAAAAGTTAGACATTTGGTACTTAAAAGAGTTTCAGATAAATCTTCTCATCTTGCTCTTTGTGACGAGGAAACAGGTATTCCATTAGCTGGATTAACCTCTGTAAAAATGAATTGTAGTGTTTTTGAGGGTCCAGCGACTATCACGGCAACATTTGATGTAGGTGGTCCTCAAGGCATCCGCTTAGTTGGTGATGAACCTAGATCAGAGGTTTGGAATAAAAAGTAAACGTAGCTAAAGGTACTACAAATGCCTGAAAAGCAAATCAATATGTCAGATGCTCAATATAT